TTGTTCTAACTGCGTGAGTTGCGAAAACAAAAATGTCGTATTTAGAACAAGGGATAAGAATTCTGCAATAAATATACTGAACTTAACTGAATGTTGGATACATAACCAAACAAGACCAGTAGAATTTCAGTTTCAAGCATCGTCTTTCACCTGTGGAAACAAAAAGACAGGGTTAAGTAAGACAATCGGCGTTGAGAAACAAAAAAGATAAGCACGCCTATTGATTTTACATTTTTTAATTATTTTTTATGCCGTAAAATCGGCGTTTGAAATGTTAAAAGGTGTAATGCTGATATATTGGATGACATCATTTGTAAAATCTTCCCAAATTTTCATATGTGAACCTGGATTGTTATGTTCAACAGTGAGAGAACAATTAAGTAGAAAGATACCCTCTTCTTTTGACCATCTCTCTAAGTTACCTGAAGTAAATTCATAATTGCGTTCAGGAAAAGAGGTTTTCAGTTCTTTGAAGATATTACGCAAACTTGGAGGAATGCATTCACCATCAGGTACAGAGAAACTGAAACCATGAGCTTGTCCATAACCATGATACGGGTCTTGTCCAAGAAGCACTACGCGAATTTTTTGAAGGTCTAATTCAAATACATTAAATACTTGATGTTTTGGAGGATAGACTTGTTTTGAATGACATATTTGTGATGTTGAATATAGAGAATCTAAATCAAAATTGTATTGGTCAAATAATGGTTGCCACGAATTATGAATGTTTTGCATATTCTCTCTTCAATACTATTATAATTTGGATGTTTTTATAATAAAGTTGGTTCAATTTTATTATATTCTAATGTTTTAACATTTTTAATATTTTCTAGATTTCTTAGATTTCTTAGATTTCTTAGATTTCTTAGATTTTCTAGATTTCCTGGATTTTCCTCCATAATGATATACATGTCTACCAGTTCCGAATTCTTCTTCAAGTACAAAACGATTCCAGGGAATATTTTTTTCTCTTTTATCCGCAAACACAATATCACAAGAATATGGTATTTTAGTTAAAGTTAAAAAACCAGATGCCCCATAACATTTCTTAACTGTTCCAATTTCATGGTTATAGTTTTTCACCATAACTACTTTATCGCCTGGTTTAAAGGGGTAGTCAAAAAAACCTTTTTCCGACATATATAATAATTATAATAATTATAATAATTATAATAATTATTATATATTAATGTTTTATAGATTTCTTGGATTTTCTAGATTTTCTATGTTTTCTAGATTTCTTAGATTTCTTGGATTTTCTTTTTCTTCCTCCAAATGAATTAGAGAATGAATTGGAAATAGGCTTACTGCTTATTAACTCATAATCTTCTTTATTAGGGTCAACAGGGATTAATTCCTCATCTGAAAATATGGCTTCATAAACATCATCCTTATTACATCTATATTTTACATGATAATAAATATCCTCATCTGGTTGACCCGAACTAATTTTTGTAATATAACCTCTGCATTTTGGGTGGTGTCTCATATTTACGAATTGATTTATTTTTAACATTATAAATATTATAAATATTATAAATTAATGTTTTCTAGATTTTCTAGATTTTCTAGATTTTCTAGATTTCTTAGATTTTCTATGTTTTCTAGATTTTCTTTTTCCTCCTCTTTTTGAACCTGTTTCATAAGATTTTTTCCATTCTTTTAAATCTGACCATGCAAAATTTTCTGTTTTATTATCTCCAAATTTTACATCACAAGTAAAAGGACTCTTCCATGAATATGAGCCCATGCCATAACAATTAACTATATTTCCTATTCCATATCCTCCTGTCCAAGATCCATCTGATTTAACTTCTTTTATATATACTTCATCACCACGTTTAAAAGGTATTGCTGCCATATATATTATAATTATTATATATTTAATATTTTCTAGATTTTCTAGATTTCCTAGATTTTCTGGATTTTCTGGATTTTCTAGATTTTCTAGATTTTCTTTTTCTTCCTCCGAATTCAGCAGAAAGAAGTGGTAATAATTGTTCTTCTGAAAAATGTGGTGTAAACCCTTTAGATGTACCATTACAATCTTCTATAATTTCTACTCTGTATGGTTGATTAGGGGTGCCACGTCGTATATAAATTATTTTTCCTATACAGTTTTCTCCATAAATAGGCCAATTTTTTATTTCTACTTTTTGTCCAATATCGTACTTATAATGTCTTGGTGGCATGGAAGCCATATTATATTATAAATATAGAAATAAATTATAAAGTAGGTATAAATTTCTCTCCAAATGCATTCATTTTTTCTAATTTATCAATCGTTTTGTCTAAATTAGATTTTCCTCCATTTTTAAATAAATAATCAGTATTTGGCGATTTTTCATTTTTCTTTATTTGTTTATAAATGCTATCTATTTTCTTAACAATTCCACTTACTATTTCTTTTTCCTTCAATAATTCTTCATTTTGATTAACAGTTTCTGTAAGAATACTAATTGCATAATAAAGAATATACTTTCGCCTTTTTCCGCATCCATTGTTATATTTGAGTGTAAACAAGGAGAGAAGACTATTCATTAGTTTTTGAATAAATGGACTACTTAAAGCAGCCTCTTTTAAAAGGGTATCCCATAATAACCACACTAAATCCATTTGGTCTTTAGAATTTACAGGCATTTTCATACGGCGTCCACATTTACATTTTTCCTTTTTCATTTTACAAATAGTTTCATATTCTAATATCCAATCCACCCAATAACATGCATTAATTGCATTTTTTGCTTCTTTTGATAAATGATATGCAAACTCATTAATAGGAATAAAAAGTTCCTTAGGGTCTTCTGGAATAATAATTTCATTTCCATAAGAAACACTTGGTGCTTTTAATTTATCTGCAATTTGTGTCATTTCAAATTCCTCCTTTTTAATTTTTATTTCATCTAAACTATGTTTACGTTTTGCATAACAAAGAATACATATTATTTCACAAAATAAACGACGAATTTTATCATTATTACGCATTTTAATTTCATGTCCATTATAACCATTTGAAATAATTTCCTTAAAAATTTGAATTCGCATTTCTAAATAAATAGCAAGTTTAGGATTTCCTAGATGTATGTATTTGCTATAAAAGAAAAGTATTATTTCCCATAAATCGCTAAAATGTCCTGCACAAATAAATTCGGCACTCCAATAACAAGCTGGTTCTATTTTAGATTTTATTAAGTTATTTAATAATTCTTTTTTAGCATCCGATTTTTTATATTCTGAAAAGGTAACACCTTTAAATTCTTTTTGTTCTCTTATATCATTAATTTCAGAATTAGAAGATTCAGACATTCTTGTATATTTAAAAAATATACAAAAAAATAATAAGAACAACATATATATGAAAATTGTTTTGAAACAACTCCGAATTATTACAAACTTATATAATAAATTAAGTAATTGGGGAAAGGTTATTGTTATTGTAGTAGTTTTACTTCTTTTTGTCAATTTATTTAATAAAAATAGTAGCTTAAAGAGAGAAGGTTTTGAAGAAACCAAGGAATTTGTATTTAAAGATAGTCCAGGATTATATGATGGTTTTTATGCAAATATTTATGATTATCTTGTTTATAATAATATTAAAAATGATTATGAAATTGGTGAGATTATAAATCAAACAAAACCTACAAATCAAAGTATTATATTAGATATTGGTTGTGGAACTGGTAATCATGTTGCTACATTAAATCATCATGGTTATAAAGCAGTTGGTTTAGATAATTCTGATGCAATGATTGCTAAAGCTCGGGAAAATTATCCTAACCTTGAATTTGTTAAAGGTGATGCTATGAACGGAATGGAGTTTCAGCCAGCTAGTTTTACACATATTATTTGTTTATATTTCACTCTTTACTATTTCAAAGATAAAAGGCAATTTTTTAATAATGCAATGAAATGGTTAATGCCTGGTGGTTATTTAGTAGTACATGTTGTTGACCGAGATATGTTTGACCCTATTATTCCACCTGCAAATCCTTTATTAATGTTAAGTCCACAGCGTTATGCTAAGGAACGCATTACAAGTAGTAATGTAGTTTTTGATGATTTCAAATATACCGCAAATTTTGAATTAGATAACAAAAATAATATTGCTAAATTTGTAGAGAAGTTTAAAAATAAGGATAATGGTAAAATTTTTAGAAAACAGGAACATAAATTTTATATGGAACCTGAGGTCAATATTTTGACTATGGCAAAAGATGTAGGATTTATTGTATTAGGTAAGATTGATTTGATTAAAGTTGGTTATGAATATCAATATTTGTATGTTTTACAGAAACCTGAATAAATATTTTTACAATCTTACTTATAGAGATCTAAAAGAATGAGGTTATTCATAATAATAAATTGAAATAATATAAACATAATTTTATAATTAATATAAGATTATGTATGGCCCAATATCACAATGGATTATTTTTAGAAAATATAATAGTGAAGTGCATGATTCAACTCCTGAACAATGTATATCTAAAATAATGTATGATGATAATGAACATTGTATTATTAATAAGAAAATAAATAATGAAAATATTGATTTATATATTACATATAAAAGAGAATCAGAATCCAATGATTGGAATTTTGTAAGAGGATTTTTATATAAAAATAATGAGGAATTTCAAATTATTAGTTTTAATATATATAATTCAATGCAAGTTGGTATAAATTGTTATGATAAAATTGCAATTTGTGTTTCATGAAAACTGCCTTTGTGTAGATATGCGTTTTGACTATACCTTTTTAAAATATACATAATATATGTATTGGTATCATGCATTATTATATATATTATTAATTGTTGTTATTATTCTTTTGATTTTAATGGGATATATTAAAGCAAAATTTAAATTCTGGACATTACAACCAGTTTTTCATGTATATGATTTTAAATATTATTTTTTTAATAAAGGTATCATAATGCAAGAATTACCTGAAAAAAATAAATATTGTAATTTCAAAGATATTGAAACACTCACATATGGTAAGAATATAAGTGAACATAAACTTACTAAATTTCTCCATTTTATTCGCTCAAATTATTTGCAAAACAAAGAAAATAAATTTATGCCAAAGAAATCAAATATTAATGCATATTTTGATGGTCATAATGCACCATCTTATTTATCATTTTATAATGATACTGAGTTCTTGCTTGACTCAAAAAAAGGTACTATGATTGAGCATAAAAAATTTAAATCGGTTATGACTGGACGCCCCATCCATGCAATCATAAATAAATATGCTATACCATTAGAATTTGATGCTTATTATATTGATTACTTATGCGTTGATGCAAATAGTAGAAAAAGTGGAATAGCACCACAAATGATACAAACACATGAATACAATGCAAGACATTTGAACAAAAATATAAAGGTAAGTATTTTCAAGAGAGAAGGGGAATTAACAGGAATAGTGCCATTATGTGTTTATACAACATATGGTTTTCCAATGAATGGATGGACACAGCCTATTGATTTACCTGCAAATTATAATTTAATAGAATGTGGACCAAATAATATTCATCATTTATTTGATTTTATGAAGAGGGAAAATTCTAGATTTGATATTGTACTAACAACAGCTATAACAAATTTACAAGCACTTATTAAAAGTAGAAATATATTTATTTATTTGGTTATTTACGAAGATGAAGTGCAGTGTGTTTATTTTTTCAGGAAAACAAATACTTATATTGAAGAAGGTATTGAAGGACTTTGTTGTTTTGCTTCAATAAAGTCAGTTGATTTGGACAATGAAATATTTATACAAGGATATAAGGTTGCATTATGGAGAATTTGTGCTGCATCTAAGACGTTGCGATTTGCAGTCATAGAAGATATATCTCATAATAATAGTATTATAGAGAACTTAAAAAAACGCACTACTCCTTCTGTTGTTTGCCCATGCGCTTATTTTTTCTATAATTTTGCATATCCAACATTTCATTGTTCTAAAGTTTTGATTATAAATTAATGTTTCTTGGATTTTTTATTATGTTTCTTGTAATGTTTCTTGGATTTCTTGTAATGTTTCTTGGATTTCTTGTAATGTTTCTTGGATTTCTTGTAATGTTTCTTGGATTTCTTGTAATGTGATTTTCTTGTTTTTCTTCTTCTACCACCAGAAATAGAACATCCTCCACCACTACTTTTTTCTTCAACACATCTAACAAATTTATCTAATATTTCATTTTTGAATCTTTCCAATCTAGATTTTTCTCTTTCAAGGTTTCTCTTAATTTGAAGAAGTGAATTTGTTTTGACAAGAAATCTTTCCCTAACATCTTCTTTAGCAGATGGTTCAACTGCAGCATCGTTTAATATTTCTTCTTCATCTAGAATATCCTTTTTTAATTTTGGTATATATATTGTCTCAATCTTTTGTATTTTTTCTTGTAACTGTCTATAATTTGCAAATGCAAGAGCTTCACCTGTTGTAAGATTTGCTGTATCTTCTGGACTAATTGCTTCTGAAGATTCCAAAAGTCTAAGTATTCTGTTATCGTGTATTGTTTTTTTTCTTTTTTCAGGTGTATCTCCTTCAGCTAGTAACAATGCGCGATTCTCCAAAAATTCATCAGTAGTTGCATTTGCAGTTTCTTCTTCTGTTAAAATTCTCCCTTCTTTTTCTGTTATTGCATCTCTTGGTTTCATATCACTCCCTTCTGAAGAATCTGAATCTCTATCAATTATTGCCTCTCTTGGAGCATTACTCATCTATATAATTATCTAATATATTTTCCCACACGGGCAAAGGAATCAACAATAAAAATGACAAAAATTCCTAAAAAGGAATAAAGAATTACTTCTTCTGTAACATTCCCAGTTTTTTCATCTTGTTGCTCTTCTAAGAGCTTAATCATGTAGTTAAGTTTTTCAATTAATACATCATTTTTATCACCTGAAAATCCTCCAGATAATCCATTTGATGAAATGCTAGGATAAGCAATATTTGCACTGTTATTCCTGTTATACATTTCGTTATAGTTAGGCATATAGCGTTGATAATTTTCCATATTAATGCTACTTCCGTATTCTCCTGAATTATTATTTCCCCCATTTTCATTTTCAACATCAGACAAAAATTGTGTTTTAGAATTTTGAGAAGGTTGTCCAACAAAAAAATTCATGAGACCATTAGAAGGTTGCAAATTTTCTTTCATTCTAGTATTTTCAACACCAGACGATTGAGGTGGTGGAGGAGGATTAAAATCTGCTAATGGTTCATCTTCAGGGGGTAAATTATGAATAGTTTGAAGTACAGAATTTACCTTTTCAGAATAATTATTTTCTTTAGGAGAAGGATTACGCTTTTGGGTTTTATTTAATGCTCGTTTTCTTGATATTGGGTTATCATCCCTTACTATATTTGTTTCATTATCAAATGGAGCTGCATACATTGCTAAAGACATTCTTAATAAAAATTAAGATAATAATTTGAAAAAGAATTGCATTAAATAAAAATATATAGTTTATTTATATATGAATTTTGAAAAGTTTATTTTGAAAAATAAGAATAATATTTGGTTTATTTTAGTTGTTGTTTTAGTGTTATTTTTTCTAACTATTCCTAATAAGGTTCACTTCTTGTATGCAAATCCATTAGGTCGTGCTTATTTGGTTGCGTTATTAATTATTATTGCTACATATAATCGTTATTTAGGACTTCTTGCAGTTTTATTAGTTGTTTCTATTTATAACAGTACTGATACTATTACTGAAAATTTTACTGAGGGTAATGAGGAGAAACCTCAAGATAAACCTCAAGATAAACCTCAAGAGAAACAGACTCTTTTTGATAAAGCCCTTAATACAATAGGACTTGAAAAAAAAGAGGAAAAGAAAGAAGAGCTTGAAAAAAAAACAGAATCAATGACAACAACTGATATTGTTGATGCTGAAAACAATATGAAGAGAGCAAAAGAATCATTTTCTTTAATGTCTATACCAAATTTGTTCAAATCAACTAAAGAACCTAGAGCAAATTGGAGTGGTAAAAATGCATATGGATTACCCTTTTCACCAATAGAATAATTATAAAATAAAATATAATTTATTATATAAAAATCTATATATAAATTATATGAAGAAAACAAAGAATGTTACATTTAATTACATTGCGTTTTTTATATTTATTTCTATTTCGGCATTTTTAACAGCATTTGTTTACGTTGAATTAATGAAAGATTATAAAAATTCTTCTAATTTTGATTCTTATAAAGAATCTTTCACAATTCCAAATTTTGGGTCTATTTATAGACCAATTGTAAGAAATTGTAGATTATCTATAAATAATAATATGAATTCTTTGGGTATCAAATTAGATAATACTTTAAGAAAAAGTGGTTGGCTTGGTTAAAAAGAAAGTTTTTGAAATATAATTTTTATATTACATTAATTTAATAGAATGTCAAGAAAATCTAGAAAAAATATAAAAATATCTAATACACAAGCTCCAGTTATTGCTAATCCTGTTCCTGCTGCTCCTTCTAATCCAATGATACCACAAGCTGCACCAGTTCAATCATCAGGAGTTAGTTTTTTCAAAAATCCGTTAGGATATATTCATGATCATGTACAATATTTAAACTCAAGCAAATTTTTTGCAGGAGTTGTCATGATATTATTGAACGTTGGATCAAAATTTATTAATATTCAATTTAGCAAATCTACTGAGGAATATTTAAAGTTTTCATTAAGTAAACAGTTACTTGTATTTTCCATGGCATGGATGGGTACTCGTGATATTTATATTTCTTTAGGATTAACTGCAGTCTTTGTAGTTTTATCAGATCATTTATTTAATGAGGAAAGTCATTATTGTGTTGTACCTCATAAATATCGTGTGCTTCATAAATTAGTAGATACAAATAATGATGGTGTTATTTCTGATGTAGAGGTTAATTCTGCAATAGCAATATTAGAAAAAGCGAAAAAGGATAAAGAAAAGAAACAACAAAAAGATACTTATGTTAAATATTTCAATTATGATATGATTAATAATTCTCAATAAAATTATTATATTTATGTAATAATATAATCATTTTAGGTAATAAATAAATAATATTAATCTTTATTTATTATATGGATAATTCTATAAATCAATCAGAAAGAGAAACACAAGAACAATTATTAGATGAACAAAGAAAAAGACAAAGAAATATTGCATCTAATTCAGGTTCACTTTTTGGAAATATCCCTTCTTATCCAGAATATGAAGACGAAGATGAAAACGAAGATGAAAACGAAGATAATGAAGAAGATGAATATTATGATGAAGGTAATGAAAGCGAAGAAGAATATAATGAAGGAAAAAATGGGAGAAAAGGTAGAAGAAATCTTTCTAGTGAAGATATTATTAATTTGATAAAATATAATGTAGCTAAAGAAAATGCAAAAATAAAAAAAGAGGAAAAAACTTCTAATGAAAAAACTTCTAAGGAAAAATCTTCTAAGGAAAAATCTTTAGACGTTACAAAATCTTCATTAACTACAAAAGATTCAACAACTAGTGTTGATGATAATCCAGATAAATTACCAGTACCAAATACATTAACTATTTTTATAAATACAAGAATAAGAAATTATACAAAAATTCGTTATGAACCTTCTATGACTGTACCAAATAGTAAAAGCAAAAATGTATTTTTTAATCCTTTAATAAAATTAAATAGTTCAGCTATAAATAGTTTGCCTCAAAGTTCAAATCCAAATGAAAGATTTACTCAATTTTTCAATAAAAATGAATTTACTGGTTTAATAAATAGAACTTTAAGTATAACTGGACAAAAGCCAATGAATTTAATTGATGCTACAAATGCAGGAATTATAGATGCAAATATTCAATCAACATTAAATACTTTATTCTCTCCTAATAGTATTTTTTATATTAAAGATCAACCATACACAATTTATTCTTATAATTGGAATAAAGGTGATTGGCGTGTGGACACAAAAAGTTTTGAGAAGAAATTCCCTCAATTGTCGTATGGGTCGTCTTTAGCATATTATAATCAATTTGGATTAAGGGTTCCTGTTAATCAACCTGTTATTAATCCTGCATATATATCATCAGCACAAAATGATTTAAATAAATTAAAAAAATTAAATTTAATAGAAGGTTCTGCTGCTCAAGAGTCATGGTCAAAATTTAAACAACCTGATATGACATCTTCATTATCAAAAGCAAAAGGTATAACAAAGACAAAAGATGAAGAATTAAATGAAATAGAAAGAAATCTAGTTAAATTGCCTGAAGTTGCAAAGGAAATTTCAAAAAATGTGATATATTTGAATTTTATTGGTAATCCTGAAAATTCAAACTTTGGAACAAATCCATTAACACAATTAATATTTTTTCAGGAACAAGACTCATTAAAATCATATGTTGCAAAAAATATAAAGAAACTTGGTAAATCATACAGTAAAATGATTAATGCATATAATAATTCTGTTGATGAAATTAGACACTTTTATGATTTACTTGGGATTTTTATTACAGATGATCAAACAGCATCATCCGAACCAGAAAATATAGCTTCTAAGAAGAAACTTTATGAGGACCTAGTAAATGATATGGTAAAAGAATTTAAAGATTATAATAGTGGTCCAAAAAGGCAAACCAAACAACAGATTCTACAAAATGACAAATTAAAAAGTTTATTTTTTAATCAATTAGAGCAGATTACAGAATTGAAAAAAGAAATATTAGGACTCATTTTAGATTTATATAAAAGAATGCAGAATATATGGGTTAATTTAAAAATATATTATGAATCAATAGTGGAATTTTACACTTTATTTTTAGAAACAAAAAAAAAGGAATACAAATTTAAATTTGATAAAAATATACTAGATTTATTTTATCTAGTAGTTCATTTTGATATTAAATGTTTTACAAATTTATCTAAATTAATTGATAATTATGATAGTTATTCAGTAATTAAAGAATCAGTAGAAGAAACAATTAGTAAACTTGATAGAACTTCATTAGTTGATAAATTTAATAAATATTATGATTTTCCAAGTTTATTAGAAATTGAAAAGAGCGATTTAACTATTTGCTGGTTTAAAATTATTTCTCTCAATGAAACTATTAAAATGAATATATTTGAGTCTTTATATGTTCAAACAAATGGATTTTTAGAAGGAAAAGTGAAGAACTATTCTATTTATAAAATTCATGCTACGAGAGATTTTATAGTAAGCAAAAGAAATCTAAAAGACCCTGAAACAAGAGATTCTATAATTGCATCTTCTAATGTTATTACTTTTTTTTCTAAAATTGCATTAATTTCTATGGCAAGAGAGAATAATTATTATGTAACAAGATTAAATTCTTTAAATATTAATAAAGATGTTACTCTTGCTATTAAAAATTATTATTTATTAATTCTTGAAAAAATAACAAATAGCAAATCATATAAAAGTTATAATGATGATGAAATAATGGTTAATCAAAGAACATATTATATTAATTATGAAAATTTATTACATTTACTTCCACAACCAATACAATTGCAAGGACATTTTGTTACAATGAATGTATTTACACCAGCAGTTGGTGTCACTAGCATGCAACCAGACCAAAAATTGATAAATCAGAAAACAGGAAAACAAGAAACTCAAAAGGTTTTAATAAATGAACCAAATTCAATTGTATTTAAAAATCCTGATTATGTTGTTTCTATTATTGAAGTTGATGGAGAATTTATTGTTAATTCATATGATAATGATTCTTTAATTGGAAAACTGAGGAAAAATGATAAAGATATTCAACATTATGAAAATGAAATTTTGGAATATCAATTTAATTTGAGAACAATTACAATAAAGTATAAGAATAGTTTAAATGATTTTATACCAAAATTATCTGATATTGGTATTTTAACAAATTGTGAAACAATATTGAATCCAAATGATTTATTGACACAGCCATATTCAAATGTTGAAATTAAAAAAAAGTGGTTAGAAAATTTATTGATTGATGAAGATGATGAAGAAACTAGTTCCAACTTTATTAGTTATATTAGCAAAATGATGGATGATAAAATACTTCCATTTGATGGTGATCTTTTTCAAGAAATTCAATATTTAAAAACTTATAAATATAAAGGTTCTGATTCTCTGACTTCAGGTAAAACTGGTGATAGCATTTTTGAAGCCATTAATACTGCATTTAATGGGACACTTATTACTATGGATAGCAAAACAAATAATAAGTATGCAATTAATGAAGAAGGTACTTTATTTGAAGGATATTATAGTTCTGAAAATTTAAGAAGAGCTGTAGCAGAAAATTTCCAATTAAATTTACCATATTTTGAGAGAATAGGATTAGTTAATACTAGAAATATTCAGAAAAATGCCAAAAATGCTTTTTTATTTGATGGTAGTAGATATATTGGCAATGAAATTGTTAAAGTAAAAGATGCAATGGAAATATCTGGGGAAGATGGTGGTCTTTTTGGGGTTCCTGAAATAATTATTCCACTTTTATGTCTAATATTTAAAGTAAATATTAGAGTTTTGATTGAATTTGACATTAACAAGAATTTTGAAGTTGGAGATATAGTTAATGTTGATAATAAGAGAGAAACAGTGCAACAAGGTAGAATTAATCAAATCAATGCATTCAGTGGTGTAATTAAGAATATTAATAAAACACTCACAAGAAATAATCTAAGAAACAGTAAAATAGTTGAAGGTATAAATTATGACATTATTGAAATAGACGCAGATAACGAAAATCCTGTTATAGGACAAAGAACAAATTATAAAAAGGAAAAACTTCATTACTTAGTAGATGATAACAAAAATTATAGATTTGATTGTAATATGCAAAATTTAATTAATGATTATATAGCAGATTATGTAGCATCTAACTCAGGATTTAATTTTGATATAGATAATGCACCTATTATTTATTTAATAAAAAAGGCAAATGGAAATTATTCTTATTATGAATTATTATATTTTGCAGATACTTCTGCTGGTACTACTGCAGCAGCTTCTGCTCCTGTTCTTGGTGCTCCTGCTTCTCTAGTCAGTAGTGGGGATGCTGATGCTGATGCAAATCTTGGTGCTTCTGAAATAAATGTTATTCCAGACTCTTCTTTTGAAAATGATGCAAATGATTATAACCAAAATATCGGTCCTTTTGAATTGATGAATACTTTTATTATTCAAGATAAAATACAAAAAGATGGAGACCAAAGCTATGTATTTGGAAATGATATAAATGTAGATCAATGCGTTAAAAGAAATACACCTGAATTTGATAATTATGAGATAGGATTAATAAATCAATTTAGAAATCAATCAGGTAATCAAGATATGAATGATGAAGAAATTCTGCAAGATATTAGATTTAGACATTTTGTTTGGCAGAATATAGGTCAGAGATTTGTATATTTACCTAATCCATTATTTGGATTTAATGTTGCTAAAATTCCTGGAGATGGTAACTGCTCTATTGATGCAGTATTATTAGCAATTTATTCAACCTATCAGGGGTATCAAACTATGAATGATGCTGCAAATCCTACATGGTGTCTAGATAGCTCACCACAAAGAGCATATATTGGTAGACAATTTAGACAACTACTTTCACTGTTAATAGATGAAACAAATAAGGCTGGTTGGAACAATCCTCAGTTGAGTAATGAACAATTTAACAATGGATTAAGAAATGGTAATGAATTAGTTCAGGGATTAGAAGATGAAAAAGAAGCTGAATTAAGGAATAATATTACAACTGCGGGTATGTACTTAACTTCTGAAGTTTTTCAAATTTTAGCAAATTTCTTTAATATTAATATTTTAGTTTATGATGCTGTAAGTGATAATTATCTTGCTTATTTGAAAAACAATCATATACAAAATGGTTTAGTATTAAAATGGATAATTATTTACCAAAATTCAAGTCATTTTTCTACTGTTTACAAGGAAATAAATGGCCAGCCTTTGTTTTATTTTACACCATATATAATATTTTCAATTATATTTAGTATTCCAATCAACATAGTAGAAAATAGTGTCAATATTTATGAATTGATTATATTGTTTAGAGAGAATTTGCCTGATCCAGTGTATGAGCCTGTAGAAGTAAATGTACCTTCTGCTGGTTCTGCTCCTGGTCGTGGCTTAGTTCAAAGAGGTGGGGGTGGTCATGTTAGTGGTGGAATCATACAACAAAATATTCCTTTAATTTTTATATTTATGAGAGTTATTCAAGAACAACAACAAGAACAACAAGAACAAGAAGAATTATTGAATGAAATGTTTAATTCTATTTATTATTATAATTGTCAAAATAATGAAATTGTTGTTCAAAATTCTGGAGGAGAAGAACAACAATCAGTGATGTCAGAATCTTTGAATCCAATCCAAAGTCAAGGAAGAAGAAGAAGCACAAGCATAAGCACAAATTCATCATTCTTACCAACAAGAAGGAGCACAAGACCAAGAGCTCCTAGACAATTGACTAATATAAGTACTACATCAGGGCAATTTATGAAAGGAGGTGCTGCATCAAGTGCTGTTCCTAAATCTAGTTATTTCAGTGTATATAATTCTAATGAATATACTCAGGATGAGTCAAAATTATCTTATTATGTTATTATTGATTTAGAATTATATCCTGGAAAAGATGGAATACCATTATCACAAAAAGCTGTTTTAAGTTGTCAGGTTAGATATGAAAAAATGCGTCAAGCTTATGCAAATCTATTTGGAATTGAATATAGACCGAATGAATTCATTCCTTCTACAGCAAAAAAATATAAGAAAGATGAAAACAAAGATAAACAAAAAACACAAAAAAATTATTATGATAAACCTGAATCAAATAATTATACAAGGAGGGCATATTTACCAGAATACGGAGCACAGTATGCTCCCTTTTAGAATGATACAATAGTTTGCATGAATTCATCAGATAAATTTTTAGGTATGTAATCAAAATCAATTATCTTACGATTTAATTCATATTTTTCATATGCATTTTCTTTCTTTAATCGCTCTTCAAAATATTCATTATTTTCAAAACATTTGATTGCCGTTTTCGGGCCACATTTTGCTAATACTGAACTAATATTATCACTTACATCGCCCATAACAATTTTACAAAATAGATTTTTTTTAGCATCACCAAGACTGCTCTTTTGTTCACATAAATTTTTGAACATAAGATCAAATATTTGCACTCTAGGTCCTGCTAATTGCAAATAATCTTTATCTGATGTAATTATTGTAATATTAATATTTGGACAATTTTCTAGTAAATATTTTGCAGAAAGTGCAATGCAATCATCAGCTTCTAATTTTGGATGACTAAGGATACCAATAGCTCCACCTTTTTGGAATAACTCTTCTTCATAAGCTGCTTTGAAAAGTGGTCCTCCATGAAATCCATCTCTTGTTCTAGTGCCCTTGTAATTTTCAATAAATTCATTTCGCCAGATATTTTCTCTCTTGCAGTCTTTTCCAACAATAATAATTGTATTCTTTAAACCTAATTTCTTTGGGATTGATTCCAGTGTTTGTATAAATGTTTTCTTGAATTTTTCAATAAACTCTGGGTTTAATTCTTTAGTTTCTTCATTGAAAAGAACTTCATCCTTCTTTGCATTTTTCCACCAAGTAGCGAGAGAATGGTATCTGTGAAAACAGAAATAACTACCATCAATAAATAATACTTGTTTTTGATTAGTTGGGTTTTGCATTATAAGATTCAATAACATTGTATTATTATTTATAATGACGTTTTTATTATCAATTTTTTATTAATAATAAAATATATAATTATCTTGAATCATTATTTACACCTTTTAACATTTCAAACTTTATTCATTTTTAAGTAAATCAGTCATGATGTCAATATGAAAAATATCGTTCAATACTTCATTAACTAATATCATAAGGTCTGTTTTACATAATTTCATACTAACACCATGTGCCATTGCAAATCCGATTTGAAATTTTATGAATTCATTATTAACTTTAATACCATATTTTTTCAAATCTTTACTTCCTAAATAATTGTTAAAATTAACAATAAAATCAATCATTAATTGTTGATTTACATTGTTAGTTTTATTTGTTATATTGATGACAACATTTTCAATAATATTTAAAATGTTTTCTTTATGTTCATAAGATAAGGATTGTAAAACTCCTTTAGGTTCTAACAATATATTAAAGATTATATTTGAAATATCTCTAGGATTACTTGTAAATAATTCTGTTATAATTTTAAAAATACCTGTTCTACATTCTTCGTCTATTTTCATAACAATTCCTAAATCTATAACACCGATTTGGTATTTTGGTAAGGAATTTGTTTCTGTTTCTGTTATTGTAGTGGAGTCATTATTTTTAATAAATAAAATGTTACCAGGATGAAGGTCTCCATGAAAGTATCCTCTACAAACTCCATTAATAATTCCAAATTTTAGTATTAATTTAGCATAAATATCATAATCTTCTGGTTCAACTTTTGAAATATGAACTCCATTAATATATTCCATTAAAATTGCATTATCATGAATTTTTGTAACTTCTTCATAAACTTTTGGGATTTTAATAAAATTATTAATTTTGCAGGCTTCTTTAATTTCTATTGTATTGCTTACTTCTTTATTAAAGTCTAATTGTTCTTTTAAAATATCAATATTTTTATTAAATATCAAAGGAATTTCCAATATATTTGCCCAAGGAATAAAAGAAATTAAATAAACAAGGAATTTTAATCTTTCTATGCCTTCATTCAAATTATTGTCTATATTTTTTCTCTTTAATTTTAAAATTAAAAAATTATTATTTTTTTCTTTTAACTTAAAGACAATACTTATCATTCCTGAATTAATTGGTGTTAAATTATCAAATTCTAAATTGTATTTATCAATAATTTTGTAAAGAGTAATATAATCAATATCATTTTCATCATATGGGACAGTATCACAATATTTTATTATTTCATTATTTATATTATTATCTATTAAATTGTTATTTAATGCAAATGCCTGAAATATTTTTACATATAAAATATTTTGTTTTATTAATTTATTTGTAATTCTAGAAATAGCTTTTTCATAATTTTTATTAAATAATAAATAAATAAAAAACTCACTGAAAAAAATGGAAAAGATATTTCCAATAAAAAATAATGATTTTATTACACTAGTAACATTATTAATTATTTTAAAAAAATAAATAAATAAACAACTTTCATATAAAGAATCTATAATTGCCTCTACAATATTTGCCTCTAAAATATTTGCCTCCATATTTTCCTGTATACTTTATTATATAATGTTTTCTATAAATTGTTTTGTTCTAATAAACATTTTTGAAAATAAAATTAATGAAAAATTCTCTACAAATTCAGGTATTTCAAAATTTTTAGAAAAATATACATTATGAGTTAAATCTATATTATGATCATCAATAATATTATAAATAACATCCATATTATCTATTAATAATAAGGTTGCCTCTTTGGGGACTTTTACAGTAGAAGGTGTTTTATCATAAATTGTTTTAAATTGAAATTGAATATTATTTATATTTTTTAATAATTTGACGTTTAAATAACAATATTTTTGTGGGAATCCAATTTCTTTAAAATAATGTTTCATTATTATATATACTGTTGCTTCATTTTCATTAATTATTTCAACATTGCATTCATCAAATATATCTTTGTTTATTTCATAAATTAATTGAATGATATTAAAATTAATAATTTTTGATAAATAAATATTTGTATTTTTAATATTGTAAAAAATAGAATAATCATTAGTTTTATTTTTAATTACTTTTAAATCTTTTTTATTTACAATTAAATTTTTATTATTTATTAATGTTTCTTCTTCAGATTCTTTCATAGATTAATTTCATATATATTTTTCTAAATAATAACTAGTTATTATAATATTATTAGTTGTAATATTATAATTAAATTACTTTTTCTCTCTTCATAATTTTTTCAAAGGTCTAAATATCTAAACTCAAAGTATTTTTATCTGATTTTTGTCTTCTTTTACTCTTCCTTGGCATATTACCATCAGCTTGCATTTCCTTCAAATCGCTTATACTAATTGTACTTGCATTATTATCTATATTTACATTACTTGTTGTTGAAGATGAAGATACAGGTGCTTCTTGAATATTAATAGTCTTTGTTTTTAATCCAGAGAGAATATCAGAAATATCACTAGGTCCCTTCATTTCTGCCCTTGGTTGTCTACGACTTCTCTCACCCTCATTTGGTGAACCATATGTTTCGCTTATGTCAATCCCATCATTCATATTTCTATTTCCATATTCTGGTAGGTTGTTACTACCAAAATAATTATTGCCGCCTCTGCTTACTGAAGGAGGTACCATATTTGGACCTTGGGTAGCCATTGGTGGAGGAGGACCACGCCCTCCACTTACAGAAGGTTCTGGATTCATTATTCCATTCATAAACCCAGAAAATCCCGGGTTACTTTGACCCATACTATTTACTGCTGCAGACTGAAATTGTCTCATTAAATCAGGATTTTGTCTTAAAATATCATCCATTCCAGGCATAGATGATTTGAACATTGTATTTGTCATATGCACCATCATAGCACTTCCACCTAATTGAAATAACAATTTGAGTTCTGGTGCCATAGATGCCTTACCCTTATATTTTTCATATAATTCTCCAAAAATCTCATCATAATCTGTTAAATTCTCATTAATTTGTTCACTCCATCCATCTAGCTTGACATCAAATGGATCAAATCTACCATTCAAAAACTCAATTCCATTAATGCATGCCATTAACATATTTCCTTGAAATTTAACAGAATTTTGTTTTGCTTTTTCTTCCATAATCATTTCATATTCACCTTGCATTTCAAGAAGAGATGATTCCATAGTATATTTTTTTGTTAGATTAACACCCTTGGATTCAAGAGCTTCTAATTTTCTTAAATACTTGAATTTCTCTCTTAACATCTCCTCCTTGGACATTTGAGGCTCTTTATTAACATTTTTATCAGGATTTATAGGTACATTATTGAACTTTTGATATCCATCCCATGTTTTATTATCTGCAGCAGTTTGGGCAGTAGATTGTCCTAAATTGGACGAAGAGCTAGTACCAAAACTAGTAGAATTATCATCAAAATGAACGGATGGTTTATCATCAAAATCTTTTGAAGATTTGCTAAAGAAATCTGTTTTACCTTCAAATAAATTTCTTGAAGATGAGCTATCATCTACTAAATCATTCAATTCATTTTCTAATTGATTTAAATCATCTACCTCAATATCACTTGATGGTTTAGTAGTTTTTTTATCATTCATTAATAATTCTAAACCTCCTCCAAAATTAGATGATTTCATAGTTGATGAAAATCCATTATCAAAATCATCAAGCGATGATAGTTCAATCATTTCAGGTTCCGACATACTTATGAAATAATAAGAACATATAATTTTAAGTAATACGAATTAAATATATTTTATTTTTAATTTATATCTATTTTATAAATTATTATTTTATTTTTATAATTTATCAATTTTCTCTTTTACAAACCAAGAGCCTTGTAAGAATGCATCTGCTAAATCATCTTTCTTTGAATGTGTTTTAAATATATCTATCCAATTAGGATTATTATATTCTGTTTGAATTAATTCTAAACATTTTTGAACACCTAATTTTTTTCTCTCTTGATAGCTTGATTTAATTTCTTTTTTCTCATCTTTTAATTTATTTGCAGAACTTACAAATTCTATTTCTATATGCTGATTTCTCATTATAAAATATTGTGCAATCATTCCTTGTATTGTTTTCATACGATTAGCAATTGGACTTATTTGATTTTCTATAATAACCATATTTATACTAGATAAATGCTCTTCTAATATAATATCTAATTTACTTTGTATATTTTTACCGATAGTTACTAAATCTAATTTGGATGCATTTATATTTCCGATAACTTCAAAACAGCTTTTTTGTGCATATTCATTAAATAAAAATACTAAATCTTGTTTTTTAATTGGTTTTTCATATTTTATTTTGTAATTATCTGCCATTTCATATAAAGTTTGTAATTTTTGTTTATTTATAAATGCTGGTTTTAAATCAGCAGTTGGAATTTTATATTCTTGTTTTTTGGAGTGTTTCAAGCAAAAGTATTTGCAATCTTTCATAAATTTTGCTGGTTTATTGCAGACCTTGAATTTGTCTATTTCGCCACATTTTGCAGGGTCTTCTTTTTGGGTTAAATCTACAACATCCCATTTCTGAATACCCCAACTCGTGATATCAGATTGAGGTGTTGCAGGTTTACATAAAAGACAGAGTGCTAAATTTTTGATACCGACATCAATGCTTAGAATCTTCATTTATTATTATTTATTATTATTTTATATTGATTGTTATTCTAATATATTTGTGTCATAGTGCAACCATCAATATTAATTCTATACCCAATAATAGTTAAATTTGGAATTTTTAAAATTGTTCCATTTATTGGATTGAATTTTTTCATTAGTGTTTTTGCTGCTAAGGATAAATTTTGTTTTTGATAATTTAATTCTTGTGTAGGAGTAAGTTTACCATAAGCTACCTTATATGCACCGCATTTTTCATGTTCTACAAGAATTATATTATTAATTTTATGCAGAGTATATGCGACTTTTACAATATTATCAAAATATTTATCAAACCCTTTATAACCAGGTAATTTTCCATTATATGCTAAACTAGTTCCAGGAGCACATGCAGCATCGTAATCATTTTTATATCCTAAATTATTTAATTGGCAGGATATATTATCTCTTAATCTAAAATCAATACATTCTAATGTTACTGAACTACATTTATCAAATTTAACTTGGGATTTATCGCAACATGATTTGCAATTAATGATATGTTTTTTTTGTGTTTTATTTTTTATAGATTTTTTAGATTTTTTATTTGTCTTTGTTTTTGTTGGCATTTTATATAATAATATGATAATAAAAATATTATATTATTTGATAAATTACTTGATAAATTGCTTGATAAATTACTTGATAAATTAGTTGATAGATTATTAGTATTTATTTCATAGTTATTTGTATTGCTCAGGTATTTGAATAGATGGTGCAATTAAACGCGCATTCAATTGTTCTCTACTTAAATAAAGTTTTTTCAAATCACTATTTTCATAACCAAAACCAGGTGTAGAAGTATCAAATGTAGATTTAAATTGATAAGGAACATTACTAGAAGGTGTTTTATCTGTTTGAGAATTGCAAGGTAATCCTAAATCATAACAAGCTTCCATTGTGTTATATTTCATAGCTTGAAGTGCATTATTTGTCAAGTACTGGCGATATTCCCAGTTAGATTTAATATTTTCTTGTTTTTGTATGCGTTGATTAATAACTGCTTCTGGTTGCCAAGATGCATAATTTCTACCATCTGCCATAATTGGCGGAAAGTTAAAATGAATATTATTTGAACCAGAATAACACATGCCCCAATTAGCCATTATATATATCACATTAGAGAAAAACGCTTAAAAATATTAACATATTAAAATACTTTTTCTCTCTTCAATTATATTTTTAAAACCCTAATAACTGTAACAATTCATGTTTTTTTAGCTTAGATGCATCCTTTGTTAATCCCTTTTCAATAACAATATTTCTTAATTTGCCTAATGAAAGTTTTTTATAATCTAATACACTTAAATCTACATTAATATTTTTATTATCTGAAGAGATATCCAAAGAATTTAAATCATTATTGCTATCTAATTCTACTAAGTTAACAGATTCAGAACTTTCGCTTTCATCATCATAATCATCATTATCGTCCTCATCATTGATATCATCTACATCATCATTATTTAATTCCTCAAGCTCTGATAAAATGGGTTCAAAAGGTTTATCGTTGTTATTATCATGAATATTAATTACCTTAATATTTGATTGTTTGTTTTCCTCATTTAAAAGAGTTAGTTCATTATCTTCATCAGATTCTCCTGAGTCTGAATCAGTTTCTGAGGATGTTTCATCTTGGTCGGATTCTGAATCATTATCAGAATCATCCTCACCATCTGATACTTCAATTAATTTATTTTGCTCAAAAGATATTTGCTCATTGACAGCATTAGGTGGAGAACTAATTTGTGTTAATCTATTTCTTAAATAACTCATTTCTTCTGCCATTGTGCTAACTAAGCCAACCATAGAATTTATCTTATGATTTTGTTCTTGAAGACGCTGTGTAAAAAACATACCAACAATACCAACTAATAATAATGTTATTCCTAAAGAAATCAAAAAAGGAACACTTAAATATTCTCCAAATGACATATTATTACAAAAACAATATATTAATTTCTTTATATGTTAAACGAATTTAATATATTATTGTTTTATTGTTTTATTGTTTTATTGTTTTATTGTTTTATTGTTTTATTATTTTATTATTGTTCTAATATACTAAATTTACGGGTATTTTCCAATATTTCTTCAGGATAATTCATATCACTTAATACTTTTATTCCTCCTTTTATATTTGATATACCTTTTTCTAATTTATATAAGTATTTGAATTCATTATTTTTGTTATTTGTATTAATAGAAATGCTAGTTTTCATATGATAATTTTGAATTTCTTTATTTTTATTTAAAAAGTTACATAATTTAATAAAATGTGTTGTTAATATGCATGTTACATTATTATTTTTAATTAAATATTGCATGAATGCAAATGCACTAGTTATTGCTTCTTCTGGGTTTGTTCCTGAATATAATTCATCAAATGCACAATAATGTGTAGCATCCTTATTTAAATCTATACTATCTATGATTTCTTTACATCTTCTTGCTTCTGCTTGAAATAAACTATCTCGGCCAGATGTATCTGGAATATTTAAATAACAGTGAATATATTTATAAGGATGCAATAAAGCAGTTTTATAGAATCCGCAACCAATTTGTTGTGATAAAAAGATATTAATGAGAGAAGATTTTAATGCAGTTGTTTTACCAGATGCATTAGGCCCTGTTATTATGATATTCTTTTTAAATTTAAAATTATTATAAATAGGATTTTTATTTATTAAAGCAGGATAATATGCCTTTTTAAATTGATTATTTTTAATATTATTTTTATCTTTTTTCTGAGAATTAAATTTGGCATAATTGATTTTTTTATTTTTAATATTTTGAAGGATTCCATTTAAATTATCAATATATCCATTATAACCAAAGGAATACATAATTGCATCATAATATTTTTCTTCACAATAAATTTCATAAAAATATTTTTGAACAACTCCAAATTCACATAATTTTGTGAATGAAAGTTTCCAAGCACTAATTTTATTTAATTTTGTTTCTAATTCTTCTAAAACATTCATTTGTTTTTGCATGTTTTCATTAAATAAATGGAAACTTTTGAGAGAAAATGAATATTTCAAATAATTTTGCATGGATAATCTGGAATAATTCAAGTATATTTTTAAATCATTTATGTATTCATGCATTTTTTTCATATTATTATGAAATCTTATGCATGTTAATACATGTTGATAAATAGTAAATAAAT